ACTTTTGAACTTGTTCTGTTTGATTGATTGTTTGTGTCATTTGTTTGATTGGTTTTGAACAATTTAATTATAATATAATTAATAGAGGGTGTCAACCCCCTAGAAATTATAATCGTGAAACTTGACGTAACCTTGGCTGATAATGGTTCGCCTGTTGCTTCCCTTTTCATACCATTCGTTGTCGTTGCCAAGATAACCCTCTATGATCGCGCCATTGGGATTTGCTGTAATAATCCATTTTTGATCGTGGTTGTTTGTGCAATGACCTGCAAATCCGCCGGGGATTCTTTCTGGCTTGTAGTTTGGGTCAAGAGTTGCTTTTGCTTTTTGCAACTTGATACGCTTGCCCTTTCTTTCGATAACTGTGTAAGGCTCAATGTCTGTGTATAAACAGATGTGCGCCTGATCGCCGACCTGAAAGTCTTTATGATCGGCGGGAACTGTGTAAGGTCTGAACATTACTTAACCTCCTCTATCTCTTTTAGCCAAGCGGCTTGTCTTTGTTGCTTGCGGTTGTCTCTTCTCTCAAGCATTGCTTCCCATCTTAGGAAGGCTTTGTATCTTTGTTCGTTTGTCATTGGTTTGATTTGTTTCGTACAAATTAATTATAATAGAATTAAATAAACTTGTCAACCCCCCTTTTCTAAATCTTCCCAAGTTTGCATATTTACAGTAATTGTCCATTCCATTGAACAATACTTTTTGTTATCCCAAATTGTTGCCATGACCTCATCCCTGATAATGTCATTTATTTCTTCGGTAGTTTGTTTTGAGAAATTTTTTTCAAACTTCCTGAATCTTTTTTTGTGTGCCATTTTGTTTAGTTGGTTTGATTCCATTTTAATTATATCATAATTGTTTTGACTTGTCAAATTTTATTGATACTTGACAAATCTAATTAATTATATTATAATAGGATTGAGAGTAAAATCTCAGAACCTAGAAAATTGAAAACCAATTAAACCAAAAGGAGGTAACTTTGATTAAGTTCACAAAGTTGCAAGCTGAATTGCTTGCAGATCGCCCACCTGATTGTATAGCTGATGCTTTAAGTCAAACTTACGATTGGGATTTTGACTTTCTAAATGAAAAAGCCTCGCATCTGAATTGGTGCATTGAAATCAAAAAAGAGATTTCAGACGAATTAGACAATTACGATCTGGAAATCTTGGCTGATATGATTAACGGCAACACGATCATGCAAGGTTTAGCGGACGCCGCAGAGTTCGAGGAAATTACCAAAAAAGAACTTGGTAATTACAAACGAGCCTTTAGAAGCGTTATCAAAAAGCTGAACAAAATCGGCGAGGGTCACGAAAGTTTCCCTATTGACCCCGATGATGGGATGCTCTATTTGTAAACAATCGCCCCCTTCGGGGGGCTACAAAAAATTCAAACAAATCAAACTAAAAGGAGAAATCATGTCTGAATCTAAAAATTCAAATTCTGATAAAAAAGTTATTTTAATTAATGATGATACGATTGCAGTTTTTTTGACGTATCACGAATTACATCTTCTGATGGGTGTTATGGATGGAAGTTCTGGCTGTGACAAAGATGCGGACTTAACAGACCCCGAAGACCCAAATTACACATCGGAATATGCCGCCATTGATGACAAGCTCACATTTGCGGCCAAAGGCGTTTTTTACAATGACGTCTATAAGAGAAAAATCAACCCACAAGATTTAATTTAAATGATGCGCCCCTTCGGGGGCGTTTCTACTTTTGCTCCATGAACTTTTCAAACAGGCTGTTCGGTTGATCTGCCTTTGCCAAGAAATTTCCATAAAGATTATTATTTAATATTTTTAATCCATCTTTCTTTGTAAAGGTAGCAACAAGAATTGCTTCGCCTGATTTGTTCATGTCGTAAAGTTCAAAGTCATCAAAGACGCCTTTCCTTATTGCTTCAGGAACAATCTGCGAAATCTTTTTATGAACATCGCGAACATAAGGCGGCGGAACCATACGACCAGTTTTTTCGTATCTTGCCGCGTTTCTTTGTAAGGCTGTAGCAATATCGGCTGTCGCATATTTGGCGCGAACTGTCATGCCGCGATCTGTCATCGTTTTAATTTTCCTAGATAAACTTTCAACACTTCCATCGCCTGTACCATCAAGCATTGTATGAAATCTTTTTTGCGCTGATTCTCTTTGAATTAATTTACCAATCCAACTTGATTCTTCATGTGTATATTCAGCGGCTTTCAAAGCGGTATCTCCGCCTTTTGCCAACATTGCATTATATTCAGGTAATTTTTTCTTAATGGCATCAGCATCAATAACAACAGTTCCTTTCGGCAATGGCGATTTCTTCAGCATGATTGATTTACCAGAAGCCGACCCGCCGCCTGTCATAAAGAAGATCGGATTCTTTTGCGCCTGCGGATTGTTTTCTTCAATAACTTCCTTGATAATTTTTCGATGTAATTCCTGACGTTCTGGCGTCCACTTTGTAAGGTTTGAAGGTTCTGCGTTATCTGCAAGCGAACCATCTGAATATCTTTGCCAAGAAAATTTTGCGCCTTTTCTTTCTTTTACAACATCAGGAACGATTTTTATTTTTTCTGCGTTTCTACCATATGCGGCCTGTAACTGCGCCAAGGTTTTTTCTGACCCATCGACAGCAACAAATTTTCTGATCGCCTGATCGCCGCCATATTTTTTTGACAATTTATCAAAGAATTTAACTTTTTTTGCTCCAAGTGCTTTTGCCTTTATTGTTTGCGATTGACCCGAAAGCCAAGTTCCGTATGATTGCCCTGCGGGTACTAGGCCGCTTTCTGATGGCCTGAAACCCCTGCGTCTGGGCGCTTCGATCTTACGGCCAAAAACACGGCTTAAATTGTCATAATCTATTTCGGCAACTGTTCTTGAACGACAATTGAAATGCTGTGGTGGTTCCGGCCCTTTTCCATATTCAAATACCTGTTGATCTAATGACCGACAACGTGAACTGGTTTTGCTATCCAAGGTTGCAAGATAACGATATTTTTTTGTTGCATCTGGATTTGCCTTATAAACTTGTTGCGCCGCGACATTGCTTACTTGATTTATTGATGTTCTGACGATTGTTTGAATCTGCGGGTTTGCAAGCATCATTGACGCGCCACGCATCGCCAATTGTTGCTGTTTTGCTGTCTTCGCCAAAGTATTGAATCCTAGCTTGCCAATCAAACGCCTGCGCATTTGTGCAGTTGTATCGCCCGCTAATAATCCATCGCGAATTGATCTTCCAAGTCTTTCTGCGCTTTGATCTGTAATCCCGCGAAAAGATTTTTTTATTGATTGACCATTTGGCAATCTTATTAATGCGCCTTCTTTTGCTGTCAAAGAAAACTTTGCGCCAGAACCCGCCGCGATAGTGCTTAATGAATCAGATAAAACATTCAAATTAAATTCAGATGCCGAAGTTGTAACGACAGCTTTTGCAAATGCGGGCGTGACTTCTACAGTTCTAATTGATGACCTTATGCCTGCGGGCAATGCTTTTTCCATTTGAACAGTTGCAAATTCTCCCTGCAACTTTGCAACAGCATCGGAAACAAGTTCCATATCCCGCGTTGATTTGATATCCCATTTTCTAAGGCTTGCTTTTGTCTGTAACAACAAAGCCCGCAAACGTGCCGCTGTATATTTTGGCTGATTGGCCTTGGGTAGGCGTTCTATTGCTTCTAATTTATTAACCGCCTGCAATATGATTCGATTGTATGATTCAACGATTTCACGGGAAATCTTATTTGAAAATCTATTTAAATCTAAACTATTACGAAAATATTCTTCAGGAATTAAATCAGGGTAGGGAATAGATGCCCCAAGTTTGGAGACATCAGACGGAACCCGAATCGGCGTTTGTGTCATTAATCCTCGTCATCTGGGTCTTCAACTGGTTCATCTTCTTCGGCTTCAGGTGTTGGTTCATCTGTTTCGATCATGTCGCCTTTTTGTGTTGATTCGATTTCTTCTTCAACATCGAAATCATCGCCCAATATTTCGCCTTCTGCTAATTGTTTCAATAATGTTTCCTGAGATATAGCGCCAGAACTCCAAAGACCTTGCATCGCCTGAATCTCTTGCGGTGCTAATCTCTGACCCAAGAAATCACGATTAACAAAAGCATTTCCAATTTCTGCAATATTTAAATAATTTGCATGAAATACCAAACAGTTGTCGATCATGTCCTGAAGCTGTTGCGCCACAATCATCAAAGTCGAATCGCCTTGGCTTCTTTGTATTTCTTGCGATGCGGCTGTTTCTGCAACAAGTTTCTGGCCGAGGATTGCGGCAAGTGCCAAAGTATTTATTTGATCTTCAATATTTTTTATTCTGTCGCGTTGATATTGAAATGATTGCCCTTTGATCTCTACAAACTCCGCCCTTGCACCTTCAGGAAATGCAATTGCTTCGCCCGGCCCCGCGCTTACTTCTTCTGATGCCTGCGGAAAGCCAAAAAGACAAAGTAAAGGAACAGAAGATATTCTAAGTTGATTATCAAAGTCTGAACTTTTTTGATAATGCAATAAATTTAATTCTGCAATATCTTGCATCGGCGGGCGAGATTCCAAGAAAGCAACCTTGTTTGAATATGCAATTGCAAATGGTATGTAATCCAAAGATGTTGTTCCCTCATCAACTTTGACATATTTTCCCTGTCTGCCTTTTCTGTGAACTTCAAAGGCTCCCGGCGTTAGTAATCGAACCTGTTCAACTTCTTTTTGTCCATAATCGCCGTCTTCTTCTGTAACCCGTTCCAAAAGTCGCAATTGTGTAAGTTTTTGTTGCCCGTCTACAAGTTCTGTCCGCCAACCGAGAATCTCGCGCGGGCTGTATGTAATCCAATAAGGCCGCCCAGTTCCGCCTGTCGGTGCATCAACAAGAACCCCAACGTGTCCGTATCTCAACATTATTTTTGCTGTCTCATATGTCCAACTTGTGAGATCGTTGCCTTGAAGGTCAACATCGAATAAATCTTCCGTAACTCGTTCTGATACCTCGTTTAATCGAACAGGTTTGCGCGTAAGCATACCCGCAAGCAATCTTTCGATTCTTACATACAAAGGCGCGAGAACGCTTGTCGCCAAACGATTGTCATATGATTCATCTTGCTCGCGCGGCATTTGCGGCAAATACTTTCGATGTCTTTTTCTAATCCCATATGTTCCGCTTATCAAATCTTCAATCAATATCCAATTCGGTTCCATATTTACATACGCATTGCTAGGGTCTTGCACCTCAACAGCTTTGCTTGATCTTTCCCTGTCGTAGTGATTAAAAGATGAATACACGGTTGACCCCTAACTTAATTTAATAGTAATACACTTTTTAATATATTCTAATCCCTGTTTTGCGCCCTGCCCCCAAATGTAAGGGATTGAAGCAACGCCAACAAAGGTATCGGACGCAATCAGAGAAGTGATCTAATCCTGTTTTTTCTGGTTCGCCCGCTTCCGTGTAACTCTGAAGTTCCAAAGATTCAATGACATTTTTACAACGCGGATGTACAAAAAGACTAATTTCTTCTTTGCCA